GACAGGCATTAAGGTTGTGGATGGGAAAGAGAAAACAATACCCGATTGGGCAACGTGCGGTTTTAAGCCGCGCAAACAGGTGAAGCGTGGCTCTCGCATCGAGTGGGAACACGTGATGCCTGCCTGGGCATTTGGCCACCAGCTTCAGTGCTGGCAAGATGGAGGGAGAAAAGCATGCAACAAGAACAAGGCATTCAAGCAAATGGCCTCGGACATGCACAATCTACAGCCAGCAATTGGCGAGATTAACGGCGACCGTAACAACTACAGTTTCACCATGCTTCCCGGAGAGGCGAGAGTGTATGGAGATGTTGACTTTGAAGTTGACTTCAAAGCAAAAAAGGCCGAACCACCAGCCAGCGTCAGAGGTGACATAGCCCGAACCTATTTCTATATGCGTGATACCTACGGCATTCAACTTAGCAAAAAGCAAACGCAGCTGTTTAATGCCTGGGCAAAAACAGACACCGTTGATGAATGGGAGCTAGCAAGGATGTGTAGAATTGCATCAATTCAAGGTAATGCGAATAGTTTTGTTGGATCGTGTGATTGACTGTGTTGTCATAGAACCCTAACACCCCATGCCAATGCACTAAAGCCGCTGGTTTATTCAACCGTTATAGGTTGGGTTTCACACCTCAACCCAACCGACACCACTGCATGCACAGCCTGCATCAAGCAGACAACGAATGATGGGCTGTGAAAGTACATACCAAGGAGTAAATAATGCCCAATAAAATAATCCGTATAACGTCCGAGGACGATGCCTTTTCCCTGTTGGAGCAATTGCTGGATGGGCTTACCCTAGATGGTTGTGATGTTAGCTTTGAATCATGGCCAAAGTTTGTAATTAGAATACAAGGGCGGGACTTTGATCAAACGATACCCACTAGGATTATGCCTGCTTTACTTGAGTTACAAAAAGAAGTCAATAGAGTGTATTGCCTAGCCACCTACGGCGATGATAACCTTCGACGCTTAACCAAAGACGATAAAGATAAGCTTGAACTGTTGGTAAAAGTAGATAAAGGATCATCATGGTATGAGACCTTGCTTCAAGGTCCCGTGGCAAAAATAATGCAGGATGCGGCGCAACGTATGAGTATTGAACAATTAATTACGCTATTGCTGGTATTTGGTGTATTGTTATCAGGTCACTTGGGTTGGAAGGCTTGGTTAGGCAAACAAATATCAGATAAAGAGTTAGATATTAAACTAGACCTGGCTAAGTTAGAGAATGAACGATTAGCTATCGTCACCCAAGCTATCACGCAGTCCCCACTTATTGCGCAAGTTGCCGAGGTATCCAACGTTGTTAGAACAGAGCTTCTTTCTAAGCTAAAGCCAGATGATTCATTGGATGTTGTAAGCAAAGATGCCGCAGGCAACAAAACAACATTAACCATCACCGGTGATGATGCTGGCAGCATCACTCAAACTGTTAGGGAACCCGTTGTAGAACGTATAGTGCAGGGGGAGTTTTTCCTTCAGGCAGCAGACTTCAATAAAGATAACCATGTTCGTATTACCCTTCGGCGCGTCGATGATGATTATATCTTCTCCGCAGATGTACCTATGGATGCCTTAGAAGCCAAAGACCTTGATGCACTAAAAAACGATAGCTGGAATAAAAAGAACATTCCCATTAAAATGTTAGTGCGAGAGAAGAATGGAAAATACACATCGGCCAAAGTTATAAGCGTCGAAACAACCTGAAGCAATACTATCACGTAGTGGCAGCCCTTGTGGCTGCCTTTTTTTAGGGTAACCCCACCCAACCCCACAATTCAATAATACCCCTTAGATTAACTATACCCATTGCCTTCCTAGTGTGCTGCATAGCACAACACAGGAGGCAATATGCTGACCGAACACTTTTCTACCGCCGAACTTACCCGCAGCAGTACTGCTGCGCGTCGTGGCATCACCAACAAACCAAACCCCCGCCAACTCGCCAACATGCGCCGCCTGTGCGAAACAGTGCTAGAGCCACTGCGCGAAGCACTGGCACTGCCCATTCACGTCAACAGCGGATTCCGCTGCCGCACACTCAATGCCGCCGTCGGTGGTTCATCACGCTCTGCCCATATGGATGGCTGCGCCGTAGACATCGTGATCGAAGGCTGGACACCTCGCGATGTTGCCACAGCCATCGCCCTGATGGGTTTGCCGATTGATACCCTGATTCTTGAATTCGATGAATGGGTGCATGTGGCGATTGCCAAAGATGGCAAGCCCCGCGACCGTCACCTAATCGCTCGCCACGACCGCGCCACGAGCGAAAACGAATATATCGCCACACGGTTCAGCTGATATGAACAAATACAGCTACCTGTTGACCGAAATCATCATCCCACCCCTGTTGCACATAGCAAAGGGAGCCATGATGCTGCTGGTCGCCACCCTGCTGGTAGTACTGCTCACCCCCATCGTCATGCCCATTCGCATGGGCTGGATGCTGGTAACACGCCAACGCATCACTGCCATTGCCGATTACTTGGTCACCATGGCCATCGGCATGGATCAGTTCGGCGGATCGGTGCTTTATGGCACCGAGGATTTCACCATCAGTGCCTGGACATACAAACTAGCCGAGATGGATGGCCACAAATCAGCACGCTATCTACGCTGGTTTATTGACCTTGTATTCGGGCGCAATCATTGCGAAAACGCCTATTATAATGAAGTTGTAGCCATGGATTCATGGCATACAGAACTAGCAAAAATGAAGGGGGAACAATCATGACAATTACATTACTGTCGATCTATACACTATTAAGCATCGGCACGGCAGCAGGTGCAATCTATGGCGCATATATGGCCTACAAAAATCACCCTGCAAGCTTTGATAGCGATAAGGGCCAAAAGCAAATGTTTGGCTTTTTTCTGGCGTGCGCTTGCACCGTCATGCTGATGCTATTCAGCACGACTGCATGGGCATTTTGGAGCGTGGTAAGTCATGCTGCTTAGCCCTTTGCTAGGCCGCTTCGGTGTTTACCTGGTGTTGGCCGCTGCACTGGCCAGCGGCGGTGCTTTTGTATGGCATAAATACAATAGTGCGCTTGATGCAGCACAGCTTTATCAAACCCAGCTACAGCAGGCCGCGCAGGCTATTGCTGTAGCCAAATCAAATACGGAGACGCTTGCCCATGAGTACGAAACCCAGCAACAAAAGTACACGGAAGCCCGCACGCACTGGCAGCAGCAGCAGGCTGCCGCTAGCAAAAGACTACGGCTACTCCATTCGCAGGCCAAGAAGTTTGCCGCTTCGCCTGCTGTCGATGTGCATGCTGTTGATGCTGCTGTCAACCAGCGGTTGTGCGACATTATCGGGCGAATCTCAGGCACGCCAGTGTGTGCAGCAGCCGATCCATATACAGCAAGCGCGCCCGCTACCACCGCGCCCGCTAATGTCCCCCGTTACTGTTTTGCTGATTCGTTAAGCGCAGCAAACATGATGGATAACCTAGAACGTGTAGCAGATTATATTGAAGAAGTGGAGGCGATGAAATGATATTGATAGGATCAGAAAACCCAGATGGGTACAAGCTGGAAGAGCTGCTGGATACGCTGAAATCTGAGATTGATCATAAATGCAAGAAGATTAGTGATGATCAACGAGCGGAAGCAAAAACAGTATTGGCCAACAACCAAAAGATTATTTGGTTGCTTGAACGTGCGGCATCATTGCAGCGGCAGTCTATGATGATTTTAGACGGCATGGGCGAGAACCATGGTCCACTGGGCACGCCGCGCATTGGCGGTGAACAGCGTGATTGAGCTAAAAACATTGCTTGAGGTATTGAGTTTGCTGGTAGCCGTCATTGCCATTGCGTTCACTGGCTTCCGCTGGATGTCGGGGCGGCTGGACAAAACGCTGGATCGGCTACAAACCAAGTCCGACGAACAGCACAAAGAGCTGGAGTCCAAGCACAAAGATATGGAAGACAAGCACGAGGTACTGCGTCGTGACCTGGTCAATTTAAAAGAGTCGCTGCCCTTCGCTTATGTACTGCGTGAATACTACATAGAGCAGCAATCGTTGATTAACCAAAAGCTGGACTCGTTGGCAAACAAACTCGATGGCGCGATGAACCGCCGAACGATTGTATGCCGTGGCGCAAATAAAAAGGTGGATGAGGAATAATATGATCGATGGATCAATTGACGTACGCCGCATTCGTCGCGGTGAAATTCGCTGGTGTGTACTGCAAACGCTGAACTGCGCACGCCCCATTGGTGCGACAGAAAACATGCTGTCCAGCGTGTTGACCGAAGTGCAAGACAACGTTACACCGTTGGAGATTCGTTGTGAGCTGGACTACTTAGAGGGGCGCAAACTGATTGAAGTGGAGAAGTCAGAGATTGTACAGCAGTGGCGCGCCAAGCTGACACCGGTAGGTGTTGACGTGTGCGAATACACCGTCGATTGCCCCAAAGGCATTGCACGCCCGAAGAAGTATTGGTAATGGGTAAACCATCCAGCATGGCACTGCTGCCCGAAGCTGTTCGGCGCGAGTTTGAATCGCGCCTGGTTGCGAATGGGTTCGCTAATTATACAGCATTGACCGAGTGGCTTGGTGAAGAGGGCTACGAGATCAGCCGCTCTGCAGTCGGTCGCCAGGGGGCGAAGTTAAAACGCAAGCTGGCCAGTATTCAAGCAGCCACAGAAGCTGCAAAAATGATTTCCGCCCAGGCAGATGACAGCGAAGACTCACGCTCGGCTGCCGTGATGGCCATGCTACAAACCGAGTTGTTTGATATGCTACTACTACTGCAAGAGGCCGAAGATGCGAAGCCTGACGAACGTGTGAAGCTACTGTCGCAAGCAAGCCGCGCCGCTGCCGACCTGAGCCGTGCCAGCATCAGTCAAAAGAAACATGCTGCTGATGTGCGTGCTAAGTCTGCCCAAATTGCTGCTGAAGCGGCTGAGGAATCGGCGAAAAAATCGGGCATGAGCGCTGAAGGTGTTGCCTCTATTCGTGCTGCTATTATGGCTTCGTTAGCAGTTTAACATGCATTCAATCCTTCTTCGTTATCAATCAAAGTGGATCGCTGACAGGGCTTCGGTCAAGGTGATCGAAAAGAGTCGGCGGATCGGCATATCCTATGCTGAAGCCTCCGATGCTGTGTTGCATGCCGGATCAGAAGATGGTGCAAACGTCTATTACATCTCGTATGACAAAGAGATGACCAGTGGTTTTATCCAGGACTGTGCCAACTGGGCGAAAGCCTTCGGCACTGTCGCCAGTGATATTGGCGAATCGTTTATGCCGCATCCTGATGACCCTGATCGGGACATCCTTACTTACGCCATCAAGTTCGCCAGTGGGCATGCTATCCGCACCTTTTCTAGCAACCCGCGCAATCTGCGCTCTAAGGGTCGCCCCAGAGAGCGTCTGATTATTGATGAAGCTGCCTTCGTCGATGATCTTGATGAGCTGCTAAAGTCGGCATTAGCGATGACCATGTGGGGGGGAACCATTCACATTATCAGCACGCACAATGGTGATGATAATCCCTTTAATAGCTTGGTGAATGATATTCGTGCAGGGCGCGTGGACTACAGTCTGCATCGCGTAACGTTTGACGATGCCATAGCTGACGGACTCTACCGCAGGATATGCAAGGTATCGGGGCAGGTTTATTCCGCAGCGGCGGAAGCGGTATGGCGTGCTGGTATCCGCAAGCGTTACCGTGGCAACGAAGAAGAGGAATTGGACTGTATTGCCCGCGCTGGCGGCGGTGCATATTTGTCCAGGGGATTGATTGAGTCATGTATGTTTGATGCGCCAGTGGTGCAGTTCATTGGCTCACCCACCTTTAATATGGCACCTGAACCAGCCCGCAGGCTTGAGATGGGTGATTGGATACGCGAGACGCTTGATCCGCTTTACGCACGGCTGGATAGAAAGCGGCGGCATGCATTCGGTATGGACTTTGCGCGCAGCAGCGACATGAGCGACATCGTGCCGATGGAGATTGGCGAAACGCTCATAAAAACCGCCCCGTTCATTATTGAAATGCACAACGTCCCACACAAGCAGCAAGAGCAGGTGATGCTGTCGTTAGGCAGAGCATTGCCACGCATGAGCGGTGCCGCACTGGATGAGACAGGCAATGGATCGTTCCTGGCTGAATGTGCTGTAGATGAATTTGGAAGCATTGCCGAAAAGGTGAAATTTAGCGAAGCATGGTACCGCGAAAACATGCCGAAATATAAGGCAGCATTTGAAGACCGAAACATCAGACTCCCCCGGCATGATGATATTGTTGAAGATCATCGGGCAATTAAAGTAGTCAATGGCGTTCCCCGTCTGCCACGCCAAAAGACAGACGGTAATGGCCAACGTCATGGTGATTCCGCCATTGCTGGCGCACTGGCGCACTATGCGGCTAGTTTTGATATAGCCCCAAACCAATACACAGGTGTGCCTCGCAAGCGTGGCGATGCGCTGCCGATGCGGGACAGAAACCGCCCCGACCACAGCGAAGACAGGCCGCACGCAGCAGGCCGCAGATCAGGATGGTAAACGACAAGCTTCAGCCGCGCGCGCCTTTGGCGCGTCGGCTGGAAGCATTTGTTAGGCCGAGCTTTTAACGGAGACGATATGCAAATACTAAGGTTGAACTTGAAACGCAAATGGTGGGAGCAGATCCGCGACGGCGAAAAGACCGTAGAGCTGCGACTGGCTACTGAATACTGGCGGAAGCGCCTGATTGGTCGCGAATACGACGAAATCAACTTATGCCTCGGATACCCGAAGCGGGGTGACGAGAGCCGCACGCTGCGCCGCAAGTGGCGAATGGTTACCAAGGAAATGGTGCTGCATGAGGAGTTTGGGTCTGAGCCTGTAGAGGTGTTTTGCATTGATGTTGGTTGCGCGGCCTAACTATATGTTATATGATGCCTATGGTAGAAAAGTAGTGATGCCCGAACTGAAGCAGGAGCAATCCGCGCCATCCTTGCGCTCGGTACGCATGCCTTATTCGGCGTACCCGTCCACCGCCATCACACCGCAGCGGCTGACATCCATCTTGCGCAATGCCGATCAGGGCAGCCCTTGGGAGCAGTGCGAACTTTTTGAGGAGATGGAAGAAAAAGATGCACACTTGCTGAGCATAATGGCTACGCGCCGCCGTTCGGTTGCGCGGCTGCCGCTGCGGATCAGTGCGCCTGATGGTGCGACAGCGGCAGAACTACGCGCTACAGACCTGGTGAAGGATCAGTTATCCAGCATTCCCCATATGCCAGACATCATCACTAATATGATGGATGCAGTGGGCAAGGGCTATTCCGTGTCAGAAATTGTATGGCAGATCAGTAACCAACAGGCATGGGTGCAAGACATTAAATGGCGTGAGCCGAAATGGTTCCGCTTTGATCAGGAGAGTATGAGTGAAGTGCGTATGCTGGATGCTGGCAGTGTCGATGGCACACCGCTCACACCATTCAAATACATTGTACATAAGCATCACGCCAAGTCGGGCATACCTGTGCGTGGTGGTGTGTTGCGCCCCTGTGCATGGTTGTGGTTGTTTAAGCACTATAGCATAAAAGATTGGCTGGTGTTCAATGAGGTGTTTGGTCAGCCCTTGAGGGTGGGTAAATACAGCAATGCAGCAAGTGAGGATGAAAAGAACATCCTGCTGCAAGCCGTCGCCAACATGGGAACCGATGCAGCAGCGGTAATCCCCGAAGGCATGATGATTCAGTTTGTCGAATCATCTGCCAAGTCGGGCAGTGCCGATCTGTACGAGCGGCTGGCACGTTATGCCGACGAACAGATGAGCAAAGCGGTATTGGGTCAGACATCCAGTGCCGATGCTATGGCGGGAGGGCTGGGCAATGGGCAAGCCGATCTGCACGGCGATGTGCGGCATGACCTTCTGGAATCAGATGTTGGTCAGTTGAACGCAACCCTGCAACGTGATCTAGCTAAACCCATGGTTGATCTAAATATAGGGGTGCAGCAGCGCTACCCTAAAGTAGAGCTGCTAATTGAGGAACCAGAAGACCTGGAACAAATCGCCAAAAACTCAAAAACATTACATGACATGGGATTGGCTATATCAACATCATGGTTGTATGCAAAATTCGGTATCCCCGAACCTGCCAAGGGCGAAGCAGTATTGACCACCGCCACCGCTGCCAACAGTGCCAGCGTAGCCGCAACCAGTCCGGTCGATATGCCCGATCAGATGGCGCAACGGTTAGCCGCTGATGCTGCCGATGCCAGCACAGCCATGGTCGAGCAGGTGCGCACGCTGCTGGCTGACTGCGATAGCTTGGAAACATTTGCCAACCGCCTGCCCGAACTGCTGGGTGACATAGACATTACAGCCATGCGCCAGGTGATGGCCGAGGCGATGACTGCCGCAGACCTTGGCGGACAATACCAGGTGCAGCATGAGCAATCATAAACAACTGCGGCAAATGCTCCAAACGCGGCCTTATATACCATTATCGTCTATTGCCCTGCAAAACAGCATACCCCACCGTTATAACGGCGTTATAACGCCTAAGGCGGCATGTTGTGCCTGATGCAAGCATTGGCAGTTTGCAGTTCCCCGCCCAAATCGCCTTCTTCCGTAAAAAACTGGCACTGCCAACCGATAGGTGGGATGCTATCTGGAAGCAAAACCACGACCACGCGTTTGTGGTCGCGGGTGCTATGCGTCAGAACTTGGTGGAAGACTTTCAAACCGCCGTGCAAAAGGCGATTAAGAAGGGGACCAGCTTGAAGGAGTTTCAACACGATTTTGACAACATCGTAGCCAAGCACGGATGGGACTACCACGGCTCACGGGACTGGCGTTCAGAGTTGATCTACACCACAAACCTGCGCACCTCCCACGCAGCTGGGCGTTTTGAGCAGTTGCAGTCCCTGCCCTATTGGCAATACCACCACAGCATCAGTGTCACCAACCCACGCCCCGAGCACCAAGGCTGGGATGGTTTGGTGCTCGCTAAAGATGACCCATTCTGGCAAACCCATTACGCCCCAAACGGCTGGGGATGCCGCTGCTATGTCACAGGTTTAAGCAAGGCACGGATGAAAATGAAGGGGCTAACGGTAAGCGAATCACCGACCATCACAACCCGCCCCGTCAAAGTAGGCAAGCCACCCAATCAGCGTGTGGTTGATGTGCCCAATGGTATCGATGCAGGCTGGGACTACGCACCGGGGCGCGATGCGTGGATGAAGCAGGCAACGGCAAAACCACTGACATCATTCGACCGTGGGTCAGTCATACCGAATTTACCAGCTCGTGATTTACTGCCCGCACCGCGCCCGATGTCAAGCAGTGTGCTTTTGCCACCGATGGCTACTGGTCAAGAATCAACATACGTTAAAAAGTTTCTTGATGTTTTTGATGCCGATATAGGCAAGCCTGCTTTGTTTGCTGATGCTATCGGCGAGGCTGTAGTGGTGGCCGATGATCTATTTCGCAACCATCAGGGAGCGTGGAAGATCGGTAAGCGAGGGCGTGAGCAACATCTGCTGCTACTGGCTGATGCCTTGCATAACCCAGATGAGATATGGGCATGGTTAGAATGGCATCAGCAAGAAAACCGTGCCGTAGCACGTCGTTTGTATATATCACGTTATACGATTGACGGGGTAACACACGCGGCGATGGTGATTATGGGCAGGGGTGAGCAGGGGTGGTACGGCATCACAGCGCACGAAACAACCAATGCCAGCGAGTTCAACCAAAAAGTGGAACGCAATCGCCGTGGTGTGCGCCTGTTCAAACGGACATAAAAAAAGCCCCGTTATGGCGAGGCTTTTACTCCGTGTGTCATTGCGCATCCCATAAGACTCTAGCACACGATGAGTATGGTGCATGCTGTAATGGCATTGCAATAATGTCAATAAAGGAATAGGTCGAGATGTCAGGTGCAGCAGTACAAATAACGATTGACGATGCCGCACTACGCGCAGCATTAAAACAACTCACAGCACATGTGAGCGACATGCAGCCCGTGTTTGCTGACATTGCTGAGATGGTTTTGGAAACCACCAAGGCGCGGTTTGAGGCGACGGTTGGACCCGATGATATTCCGTGGGATTCACTGCTACCCAAAACGATAGCCCGCAAAAAGAAACCAGCTGATTCGATCCTGGTAGAAACGGGAACATTGTTGGATCAGCTGGTTGCACTATCAGACAGCGATAGCGCACAGGTTGGATCGAATATTATCTATGCGGCGACGCATCAATTCGGCGATATCATGGACGCTATTCCAGCACGCCCATTTCTAGGTATCGACCAAAACGACCAGAATGACATCATCACCCTACTGCGAATTTATTTAGAAGAGGGTATGCAACCACCCGTCGTATAAATACCACCGTATATAGGGCAGCTATTGATGCTGCCCTTTCTTGTGTAAGCCAGCATCCGGACTAACAAAGTCAATAATAACCCTTAGATTAACACCTACCAAGCCGCCCCCTAGCGTTCGCTCATGCCAACGGAATCACAAACACAAGATCACACCAGCTGGGTTATTTGCAGTATCCAAAACGATACGATAAATGACGATAACAGCCAGCACGTACACCTGATCCCCGTCAATAAAGACGGCTTGGTTGAGGGTGTCGATGGTCGCAGCTGGCATTATGACGGCGCGGCGTTATTGCATGCCGCCAAAAACACCAAAACAGAATTGCCCGTTGACTATCATCACGCATCACTCTCCGCACGCAGCACAGGCGCAGCCGCTCCAGCAGCAGGATGGATTGATCCGTCAACGTTAGAGAGTAATGCAGCAGGCCTGTTTGGCATCGTCGTATGGACTGATGCCGCAGCTAATGCCATTCGCAATCGTGAGTTTCGTTACACATCCCCCGTTTTTACCTACACCCAAGAGCGCGTGGTTGCCCTAAAAGGCAGCGCGCTAACCCATTACCCAAACCTGACCGACCTAAAACCTGTGGCCAACAGCGAATCAGATGACGCGCTATTAGCTATCAACGACAAGGAGAACCCTATGGATGAACTGTTAGAGCGCCTGCGCTATCTGCTCAACCTGCCAACGCTGGCGACAGCGGATGAGATTAAATCCGCACTAGATGATGGCTTTGCACGAATGAAAAGTGCCGCAGGTGATACCGCTGCCAATGCCGAACGTTTGGACGATCTGGCTACCTGCTGGCAGCAGCAGTTGGCGGCAAACAGCATCGACACCACAACGTTTGTACCGCGCTGCGAGTTTGATCGGGTTAAATCCGAGCTGACTGCATTAACGACCGAACGCCAAAATGCCCGCGTTGATACGGCAGTAAACGATGCCTTAGAGCGCGGCGTAATCAGCCCAGCAGCGCTGCCATGGGCACGCGAATATTGTCGCAAAGACCCTGAAGGCTTCGCGCAGTTTGCGGTGAATGCTGTACATGCCGTACCACTGGGCGAGGCTTCAAACAGCCAGACGGTGCAGGCTGCTGGTGCGTTAACAGAAGAGGAGATTGCCGTGTGCAGTTCCCTCAACATCAGCCAGGATGATTTCAAAAAACAGAAAGAGGAGTTGTAGATGGCAGCTTTAACACAAGACCGCAACACGCCCCAGCGCAGCGGTAATATGGTGACCCTGGCTTTAGCAGCCGCAGCGGTGATCCATGCAGGGTCGCTGGTCGCTATTAATGCAGCAGGCAACGCAGTGCCCGCCGCTGATACCGCTGGCTTGAAGGTGGTGGGTCGTGCTTTGGCAGCAGTGGACAACAGTGCAGGTATTGCAGGTGCGCTAAGCGTAACCGTTGACCGCCTGCTTGTTTTTAAATTGGCCAACTCTGGCGTTGCACCTGTATTGCCAGCCAACCTTTTTGGCAATGTGATGGTCGCGGATGACCAAACCGTAGCTGCTACATCGACCAACAGCATCATCGCTGGCGTAGCTATCCAAATCGACCCCGACGGCGTTTGGGTCGAGATCAAGTAAGGAGAGGAATATGCTTATTAACGCGGCAATATTAGCGGCAGCACAAACCGCATTTAACACACTGTTTAACGGTGCGTACCGAGCTGTTAAACAGCAATACAAAACCGTGGCGATGGATGTGCCATCGAACACAACGGCAAACGATTACAAATGGTTGGAGCTATTGCCTGGTCTGCGCGAGTGGCTGGGTGACAAAGTCGTCAATAACCTGCAAGTCAATGGCATGTTTCTGCGTAACCGTGATTTTGAAGTGACCGTGGGCGTGGATCGCAATGACATCGAAGATGACCAGCTGGGTATTTACAACCCTCTGTTTGCTAACCTTGGCAACAACGCGGCGCAGCACCCTGATATATTGGTCTTTGAGGCATTGGCTCTAGGCTTCACCACGGGTTTGTCGTTCGATGGTCAACCGATGTTCAGCCTGTCACATCCCGTTGATGGTAACGATGCCGCAGCAGGCGTATATGCTAACCGCCCTGTCGCACTCGGCGCAGGTGATGCATGGTTCTTGATGGATGATTCACGGCCGATCAAGCCCATGATCTTCCAAAAACGCAAGGACTATACCTTCGTGTCTGCCACTGATCCACAGTCGCCCGATGTGTTTAATCAGCGTCAGTTCAAGTACGGCGTGGAAGCGCGCGTAACCCCCGGCTACGGCTTGCCACAGCTCATCTATGGCTCACGTCAGCCATTAGATGCCGCAGGTTATGAGGCAGCACGTCTGGCAATGACCAGCCAAAAACGCCCCGATGGCTCACCTTTGGGCATCCGTCCCATGACCTTGGTAGTAACTGAGAGTAACTTCAAAGCTGCTAACATTTTGGTTAAAAATGACCGCGATGCAGCAGGCGCAACGAACCCATGGATCGGGAGTGCCGAAGTTGTCAAAGTGGATATGTTAAACGGCCTATAAACCCACCACCGTAGGGGCAGCCCTTGTGGCTGCCCTATACCCAAAAGAATAATGGAGCAACAACCATGCACAAAGTAATTGTCGAATCAGTCAACGGCCTTGATTTCGGCGGTGACATCGGGCACCTCGCCAAAGGCGAGCACGAGATCAAGTTGACAGCCAAGCAGGCTGCCGAATTCGAAGGCGCTGGCATCAAGATTGAAAAAATCACCGCAACAACGCCTGTGGATGCCGCAGCAACAAAGCCTGCTGATAACGCAGCTACAAAGCCTGCTGATAAATAATCCATGTACGCCATTTATGGTAACCTGATCGCGCACACCGAAGAGCAAACCATCATCCAATTATCTGACGATAACAATGATGGCGTTGCTGATAACACGGTGATCGATGCAGCCATCATGCAGGCAGATGGGCAGATCAATGCGCGGGTCAGCATGCGTTATGCTGTCCCGCTTGACCCTGCCCCTGCACTAGCCGTGCAGATGTCAACGACCTTGGCTGTTGCCGGGCTATACACCCATCGCGGTATCACACTGCCAGAGTCGTTACAGATCGAAGTGGATCGTGCTATCGCCCTGCTAAACCGTATCGGCGATGGCAAAGCAGGCTGGGGCGAGGCAGTGCAACCACAAGGCGACCGCACCGCACTGGATGTACGCCACACCAGCCAACCACGCACGTTTGACCGCGCGTCGCTGAAGGGCTTCTGATGCAACTGGCTCCAGTCATTCAGCGTCTGCAACAAAATGTACCTGCGCTCAAACAGGTGGGCGGAGCCATGGACTTAACAGCATTAGGTAATGCCGCACTACTGTCAAACCCGCCAGCAGCATTCGTGATACCGCTGAATGACAGGGCGTGCTACATCTCGGGCTCGATGAACTGGGTGACCCAACGGCGCAATCATCCTCAGCTGAGACCGTGGCTGATATAGCTGTGTTCTCAGTAGCTAACCTGGCTGGTTATCAATAATGGATCTCTCATCTGTAATCAATCGCCTGAAGGCGAATGTTAAAGGCGTGCGCCAATATGGCGGGGCGGTCGACTTTGCAGCGGTTAAGGGTGGTTCTCTGCGTACAACGCCGGCCATTTTTGTTTTGCCTGGTAAAGAGATCCCTGGTCCAAACACAACAGGCACTCAAGTCGTTACTCAACAGATCACCGATACATTCCACATCGTTTATGCAGTGCGTGACGTAAGCGATCCGCATGGCCATAGCGCGTATGACGGCGGGTTGGCGACATTGCGCACCGCCGTCCAGGTGGCGTTGATGGGTTGGATCCCGTTTGCAGGTGCTCAGCCGTGTGAACGAGGCCCAGGCAATATTATTAATATGACTGACGGTATCGTCTACTACTCCGACGCATACCGCACGAACTACATCATCGAGCAATAGGAGATACAAATGGGCAGATCAGGCGGGAGCTACGAAATCAAAAACGAAAAAAAACGGCTGGTGGAAGCAACTAAGCCTGCCGCCCCAGTCGATACAAAGCGCAGCAAGCATGCGGTGCATGCCGATGATCTGAAGTCAGTGACTGAGCAGATCAATCAGCGCAATGAAAAGCCTGGCGCAAGTAAGGCTGCGGAGAAGGAGGATTAATATGTATTTGGAAAAACAGATGGCGATTGCTGCGGCTATTGAGGCTATTTATAGCACGGATCAGGTGCCTACGGCAGCAGCTAATGCGATCTTGGCCGAAAACGTCAAACTCACTCCGCTGGAAGGCGATGAGATTGTAGAGGAGCACGTTCGCCCAGGTGGCATGGGCGGCTACTTGAAGACATTGATCAACAAGCGTGTGCAGCTTGATTTTGATGTTCGCCTCCGTGCAGCTGGCACAGCTGGCGGTGTACCTGCCATTGATCCGATCTTGCGTGCTGTCGGTTTTGCAGCGACCAATACGATTGGCGTTGATCAAGTGTACAATCTGGTTAGCCAGGCAGAAGAGTCAGCAACCATTTATATGTTCCGTGGTAACAGCGCCCAGGGAGCACGACATCGGCTACTCGGCGCTCGCGGATCGTGGAAATTTTCGTTTGATATAAAAAAACACATGGCGCTGACTTTCTCTTTCATTGGCTTGTATGCAGATCCAACTGCCGTGGCAATGCCTGCAACATTTGATTTCACGGGTTTCACTGCGGTGCCGATTGTTCCTGTAAACAACACCAATACGACCTTCACCCTGGGTGGCGTAGCGGCGATTTTAGAAAAGATGGATATCGACTCTGGGCGCAGCGTATCGCACAACCCATACGTCAACTATGAAGCTGTTGAAAACAGCGGTCGCAACACCAGTGGCAGCATGACCATTCGCGAGCCGCACATTGCCACAACGGACTATTTCGCCACCGCCTACTCGGCGCCTGAAGTCATGGTGCTCGAAAACGGTTTAATTCCTGGTCAGATCGCACGCATCGACGCTGCCCGCGTGCAGCGCGGAAAGCCAACGCTGGGCGGTTCAAACGGCTATTCAGCATTGACTATTCCGCTTGGATTCATCCCATCAGATGCGGGTGATGACAATGACCTTGTTTTCACATTTAAGTAACTGGAGAATGATATGAGTTTTCAACTGACCCAAGAACGCCGAGTTTGGTGGCCCGTGATGATCAGTGTACCGGCCAACGGTGGTAAAACTGAGCGCCGCAAGATCGAATTGCAATTCATTATTGATGACCCTGACGCGTGGGCGGAATCAGATATTTCAATTATGGATGCCATGAAATCAAATATTGTGGATTGGCGAGAAATCGAAGATGAGCACAAAGAACAAATCCCATTCAGCGATGACGCATTGGCGCAACTGCTGCGCATCTCCTACGTGCGTACGGCAATCTGGAATACCTACACGCAAGAAGTATTGACGGGCGGCGGCGCAAAAAACTAAGAGACGCCGCAGTACATCACATACGCAGTGGCCGTGGCGGCGGCGGCAATGAGACTGTGATAGCAGGGCTGGAGGCGATGGGCGCTTCAGCCGAGGTGATCGAGCAGTACATGCATCAGGCCTCATCCGATGAGGTCTTTGATGTATGGCCTGATAACTGGGTGGCTGTTGGTTTGTTTTTGGACATGGGCGCACGCTGGCACACATCAAAACAGCAGGATGGCGAGATTATCAGCGTGATGCCTACAGGTCTTGTTTACAGCGAACTGGATGCATTGATGCGCATTCGCGGCATCAAAGATAGCAACGAAGAATTCAACCGCCTCCGCATCATGGAGGCGGCAGCACTAAAGGAGATGGGATCGGCATGAGTGATATCAAAGTTGGCATTACGCTAACCGCCGATTCCAGGGGCTTGGTCGGCGGTGTTAAAACATCGACCGAGGAGCTCGGTAAATTCAAAAAAGATGCTGTCGATGCTGGCGCATCAGCGGCAAAATCATTCTATGAGGCGCAGCAGGCTGCCGGGCGTTTGTCCGATGCTCAGCGCCAGTACTCATCTAATCAATCCGCCTATGCGGCGCTCAACATGCGCGGTAGCCGTGAAGTGGCTCGCGAAATCCAGCTTGTACAGGCTGCTTATAATCGTCTAGCAACATCAGGAACAATATCACAACAGGAGCTGGCACGGGCATCTGTTGTCAGCCGCAACCGCATTACGGAGCTCAACAACGAGCTGCGCGGCATGCCTGCCTCTGGCGGAGCTGCTGTGGATGCTGTTACAGGGCGCGTGATGGCGCTTGCTGCGGCGTGGTTATCGCTGCATGGGTTGATGCGGGCAGCGGATTCGGTTGATATTTATAGCGGGGTTAATGCCCGGCTGCAGCTTGCGTCTAAATCAACGTCCGAATTCTCATCTGCTCAATCTGCGCTTGCTGCTATCGCCACAGATACCCGCAGCGATTGGGAAGCGACGGTCAATCTCTACAGCAAAATGGCCACCTCCACAAAAGATTTGAATATTGCGCAATCTGACCTGCTGATCGTCACCAAAGCGCTCAATCAGGCTGGTATTGTATCCGGTGCCACATCGGCTGAGCAGGCAGCGGCATTGCAGCAGCTCGGTCAGGCGCTATCAGCAGGCACGCTACGCGGCGATGAGCTTAATTCAGTGCTTGAGCAGATGCCACGTGTTGGCCAGCTGATTGCAGACGGCCTTGGTGTCCCATTTGGTAAGCTCCGCGAGCTGGCCGCACAAGGCAAGCTGACTACTGAGCAGGTAATTGCCTCGATCCGCGATCAGTCCGGCACCATTCAGGCCGAGTTTGATCGGATGCCCGTATCTGTTGGCCAGGCGATGGGGCAGATCCACAACGAAATGCTCAAGCTGATCGGCGACCAGGCAACGGCAACAGGCGGCGCTAATGCGCTGGCTGGCGGTCTACTTGGCGTAGCTGATGCGATCAAGTATCTGCCGCAGTATCTGCCCGAGATCGCCACAGGGCTGGCGGCTGTTGGTGCGCAAGCGCTGGTTGCCCGAGCAGGGCTTGCGGTGGCCACTATATCCATGGCAACGATGACTGCAGGAGCAATGGCGCTGGCCAAAGCGCTGTTACCACTAGCAGCAGCGGAAGGGTCGCTAAAGATTTGGGAGCTCGGCACTACCATATTAGGCGCGTACGACGCAAAACAGGTTGCCGCTGCTGCATCAACACGGCAGACGCAGGCAGCTTATGAAGCGTGGGGTAAAACGATTTTGCCCAATGCCGAAAAACTACGTCAGCTCGGCATTAATATTGAATCGCTGGATCCAGCCAGGCCACAGGACGTAGTAAAAGCATTGCGTGCGCTAAGTGCTGATGCTCGCGCATCTGCTGCTGCTACGGCTGAGATGGCGGCTGCTAATGATGATGCTGCAGCGAGTCAGGTGGCGCTAGCCAAAGAGGTTGTTGATTACCTGTCGCCGCTTCGCGAGCGCTTGCGCCTGGCGCAATTTACAGGGCGCGAATTGCAGGTGCAGACAGCGCTTAGCCGCGCCCACGCGCAGGGCATCAACGATCAGGACAGCGAGATTCGACGCCTGATCACATCCACCTACGATCTAAGCGCAGCACGTAGAGCATCGGCTGATCAGGCGCGCACGCAGGCGCAAGAGCAAAAGAGCCGAGCTGCCGGCGTTAATCAGGCTGATAACGGTGCAGATCAGTTTGTCCAGCGTTTGAGTGCGGTCAATCCATTTGAGCGCATAGCGCAGCAGTATCAACAACACTGGCAAAAGATGGTCGCGATCCATGGCGACGGCTCGGCAAAAGTAAAGAGGCTGGAAACAGCGTATGCCTCGTGGGTTGATCGTCAGCAAGCGGCGAAGGAGAGCAAGCAGCAGAAGGCTGATGAAAAGGTAATATCTCTACAGGCCGCTAAATATGCCAGGCTAAAACAGAGTGCTGCAGAGTCGATGGCCACTGATGCAGATCGAGCCAAGATGCGTCTCGATGCCGACCTGCAAACGATGGCTGATGAGCGGCAGCGGCTTGTTGACCAGCATCTGTGGACTGCTGACCTAGAAAGCAAATATGAGCAGGCTCGAATTGATCGGGCTCAAACAACGGCGCTGGAGATTGAGCGTATCAAGAGTGAAAGTAGCGCTCGCAAAGCGCAGGCTATCACCGATTACTACAGTCAATCGCAGACGATGCAGCAGACATTCAGCCAGATGTTCCAGGATGGTCAACTTGTAAATCTTCGTGCGATGAAGGACAATGTTGTTGACTTTGCATCCTCATCACTGGCTCTTTGGAAAAAGGGCGAAGAGGGCAAACTGCACGTCACATCCGGCGTACTTGGCATGATGTCTGGACTGATGGCGAGCAAAAGTCGCGCTATGTTCGAAACTGGCAAAGCTGCGGCGCGTGGTGAAAATGCTATCAACACATATCTGGGGGCTACAAAAGCCTATCAATCAATGGCGTCTATCCCGTTTATTGGGCCTGTGTTGGGCGCTGCAGCGGCAGTTGCCGTGGTTGCAGCAGGTGTGTCAAATGATCAAAAAATATCATCAGCCCAATTTGGGGGCTCGACTTCTGGCGGCGCATCTGTATCTGCGCCATCTGTCAGCAGCGGGGCAACCCCTACTTATCAGTCGTCTCCATCGACTGGCTTGCCCGTGCAACAACAGGCACCACAACAACAGCAAGCAGCGCCGCAACCTATACATATGTATGTGAATGGCGTGGTTAGCATGGATCAGCTGGTTAATCAGATGGCACCTGACGCATTGAAAGCGCGTATCAATAACGGTGACTTTGTGCTAATCAACCAGGGCAGCGCCCAGCACTCCATACTGACTGGTAACGGCTGATGCAGGTTTTTAGCCCAGCATACCAGGTACTCAATGCCGCTGTTTCACACGCGCCCATACTAATAGTTGAAATACTGTGGGCAGATGGCACGCACGGCACTGAGGGGGTGAATGACATCTATTTTGGTTCTGCTGATATTTCCAGCATCCTCAATTTCTCATATCCCACGCGCTATTTTCCCCTGCTTGATTTCAACAGCTTCACAGGACTTACCCAAAAGCTTGACCCTGTTTCTGGTGTGTCTGAAATCGGCAATATTGCGTTTGATCTGATCGACGTGAACGGCATGGCCTCGGCCATCATCCGTGATGCAGATATTGCAGGCCATGGCCTGCGCAGGCAGCGGGTAGAGGTTTACCAGCTATTTGAAGGTATGGACTGGGCGGATCGGGTGAAGATCCGCACGATGCAGGTGGGCAATCTTAAAGCCAAGGCGGTCGGGAATGTGCTGCATGTTACCGCTGCGGATATTCAGCGCACGATTCAGAAGGATATATTCACACCAAAAACGACACAGATGGCGGTTGATCTTGCCCTTGGTGCGTTGACGCTGTCGCTGGTCGATGCATCGCAGCTGGAAACTGTTGACAACGCGCTTTATGGCGTTGCCGGCTATCTAAAGATTGATAACGAAATCATCAAATGGACATCAAAAAACCCCGCTACCAACGTGGTAACCATCCCCGCTGGTGGCCGTGGCCAATTCGGCACAAGTGATGCGGCGCATACGGTTGTTGGTAGCTCAGGCGCTACGGTTGTGCAAGAGATCTGCGTGCTGCGCGGTAATGCCATCGACATCGCGTTGCGCATCCTCACATCCAGCGGCACTGGCGCAAATGGAGCGTATGACACGCTGCCAGCGCATTGGGGATGCAACCTTGATCCTAATGGGTTGTGGCCAGACATTAACCTGGGCCAATGGCTGGCGGCTGGCGGTGCTGCGGCGAACCTTGACTTGACCGCTGCCGTGCCGCGCGACTCAGGTTGGCAGCTTGATTTCATCTATGATAAATCAGTCAACGCCAAAACGTTTATCGAGACGCAGATCATGCGCGTGATCGGCGCATTTACCAAGGTCAACGGCGATGGCAGCTATGGTGCTGCCCCCTACTCCGACATTGCAAACGCCACTGCGGCACAGGCTACGCGCACGATGACCACCCGCGATGTGGTTTCGTGGGGGGATCTTGACTACGCCTATGACCGCATGGCCAACGAGATGGAGTTGCAGTATGGCGAGTTTCCCCCGCTTTCAAATGCTGGCTACCGCACAGCCTACTTTGTTGATGCAGCCTCTAAACTCAAATGGGGGCCAGCTACGCCGCTGAAATATGTGGCGAAGGGGTTGATCCCCGATGCTGCAAACATCACCGCATTTTACACCCGTTTTGCAGCAGTGGCAGCGCGTAAATCGCGCCCTCCCCTGACGCTGCCGATTGTTGCAACACCCAACCACAACGACATTGAGTGCGGTGACATTCTGCGGATTGTTTTGCCGATTGATGACCTGTTGACTGGTGCAACGCTGGATCGTGTGTTTGAAGTAGATCAGGTCGGCATTGCGAGCAATGGCGAGGTATCCTGCACGCTACTGGCTCAGCCAGAGGCAGCAGACGTTGCGGCGCTGGTCGGTGCGTTCAGCGGCACAACAGTGACCAAAGTGGCGGATGCGGCCTATCAGATCGGCACGGACATCACGGCCCTGTGGGATGGTTCGGTGAATTATTCGCTGGCCAGCGGTGTCTATTGGGTCGGGGGCAATCTAACAATAGCGGCGGGCGTTACGCTAACGATAACGGGCAGCGTTACGCTTTACGTGCGCGGCTTGTTTACGGTATTGGGTACGATTAATGGGCGTGGGCGTGGTGGGCAGGGTATTGCTGCGTATCCAGCGCTAGGCGCACCATATCCTGCTGGTTATCCCGCTGAATATTTGATACCTGGGCTTGCTCCATCTGGGTCTAATGCAGTGGCGTATATTGGACGCGGCGGAAGTTCAGGGTATGCCTACGCTAACAATCTTTGGTATGCCCCAGGCGCAGCACTACCTTCACCTGCTTACAACTCAGCACCAACATTAGCTATAACACCAACAACTGTTGATGCTGCAACATTGCAATGGCAAGGCATATCTGGCATTCCAACGATCACATTGCAGGGATCTGGTGGCGCTCGTGGGTCGAGGGCTGAAACATCCAGCGTGTATATTGGGGCATCAGGTAGCGGCGGGGCTGGATTTGCGTGTGTGTGCCGTGGGCTTGATATATCGCCAGGTAGTACGGCGCTGATTGACCTTGGAGCAACGAATGCTGAAAATAATACGGGCGTTTATTACGGCGGCGGAAGCGGTGGCGGTGGCGGTGGAACGTTCGCCGCATTTGTTGAGCGTCATCCGACTGGCATATATACAGATATTTTTGATCCTGCAAAAGTTGTTGTGACAGGTGGAAGCGGTGGCGCGCGAGTTAGCGTTGATGCCTATGGCCACACGGCAACGGATGGATCTGCTGGCACAGCTGGTGCCATCATCCATCAATCGTTTTAAGGAGTATGCATGCAGGGAGTCATTGAATATAACACAGTTGTTGATACTCCAGCGCAATCGCCGTATCAGACAATCAAATATGCAGCAGGGCAATCGCCCTACGCTGATACCGTGCTGGCAGGAAACCCCATCGCAGTAACTCTGCCATGGTACAAATCAATAAGGAAAACGCCAGTTGATGTTGAGAGCATTTCGCGCGCATCGGCGGGCAATGTGGTTGGTCGTTGGATCAGTACATTTTATAGGCACGAGATGGTATTCCGTCGCGTCGAAAACAATCGAAGACTTGGCGTTAATCCCTACACCATCATGGCCATGCTGATCGATGCAGCAGCGCGCAAACGTGAGCTAACGTGGTACCCCGATTATGCCGCCTACCCCGCCGAGCTTGTCTCTGTACTTGGCGAAAAGCGCGTTCTCGAACGGCGCTACCAAAGCGAACAGCTTTTTACGTTTGCACTAAACGTCATCGAAACAGGATCGGCAACCATTCAATCTACCGTCCCACCATTTGTATAAGGATAAATTATGGCACTAATCACACCAACACACACCGGCGCAGAACTACCAAGCACCGTTTTTGCGGATCATAAAACCGACTTTACAACTGTAGAGTCTGGCATTGCAGCACTAGATGTAAGAGCTACAACTGTAGAGTCTGGCATTGCAGCACTAGATGTAAGAGCTACAACTGTAGAGTCTGGCATTGCAGCACTAGATGCTGCGGCTATGCAGGGCATTAATCAGATCGTTGCTTTGTACCCCGCTGCTGGCGTTGTGCCGTCTGGATGGGTGGATACTGGCAATACCATGCTGGGCATGCGGATGCTTATTTCTGATGCTAGTTCAGGCGCGGTGTATGTTAATGGTATGATTGGATTTACCGCGCTTCCAAACAGTAGTTTGTACAAAGATTCTGGCAAAGTCGGCGTGGCTAGCATATCCGGTGATTTAATTAAATTGGTTGATGATACATCGCCTAACAACAGTTTAATATTAGCTCCATCGGATCTATCGAGGCCAACGTTAAGAGGTGTCGGATCAATACCATATTTTGAATTTGATGGCGTAGATGATCGTTTAACCATACAAAATAGCATGATAAATACTGCCGCGAGCTCGTTTGTATGCTCTGTAAGAGTTCGAGCTGCGGGATCTTTCCCGCATGTATTTGCCAACGAGGATACTAATGCCGGGCTATTTGTCGGTTTTGAAACTGGTGGAACAATACTACGTTTTGCTGTTTCCGGAGGTTCATTTGTTACACCACTCGTTGCCTACGGCGGAAGTGTTACGCTAAATACACGAGTAACGATATCATGCATATTCGACGGGGTGACGTTAAAGGGTTTTCTAAATGGATTATTAGTTGTAGATGTTCCGGCTGTTGGAGTTTTTAGCACTGGAATTCAGCAGAATATATGCCAAAGCATAAGTCCTTTAAATTCACCTATCGATCTGTTTGGCGCCATTTACGTCGGTACAGCTATAACTGATTCAGAGCGGATCAAGCTGGAGTCAATTGTTGAGACGGGCGGGTATTTAACGGGCGATACCAGTGCTGTAAATACTGCCATGGCGGATTTAGCAACATCTATATCAGTAACGGTAGCAGATCAGGCGGCAGCGATCGCGGTACAGCAGGTTGGTATCTATTATGGTTTAGTTGATCCGACGATAACCACGATTTATGCGATAGGCGATAGCACTGTTGCGTCCTATCTTGGCGGAACTGCTATTATGACTCTTATGAGCTCGGTAAGAATAAAGCACGACATATCTGTACCTGGGAATACTATAGCACAGCAAAAAACAGCATGGTTAGCATTAACGCCGGTGCCGAACCTTACCGGTTATGTTATCGTGCAGATTGGCTTGAATGATCTGCAACCTGCGGGGCCAGCTACAATTACTATCGCCAGATTGCAGGATTTGATTGATACTATTCGTGCAGATGTCGGTCAGTCAGTACCTATTATCATATCAAAAATGATACCATGCCATCAGAGACTACTTAATCTGTATGGCGCTATTGACGGTGAAACATCCTATCAAAAATGGATTGCGATGAATGATGCTATTGCAGGCATCGGCGCTACTCCCATAGCGGGAGTGCAAGGGCGCATCACTGCGCATGTGCCACTGATGGGTGATGCCGTCGATAATCTGCTAGCGGTGTATGATACGGGTGATGCGATTCATCCGAACACAGCAGGCAGAACAGTAAATGCAGCGGCATGGAATGATATGCTAACAGCGCTCGGAATTACTGCATGATAGATATCGTTTTGTGCGCCCTAACCGCCAGGCACGGCAATAACGCTATTCCCTTTTGCACAGCGCCAGCATCGGGCGACGTGGTCACGATTGGTACGTATGGCTCTAATAATCGCGAGTATGTATCGCGCGTTGTCGAATCATACAACGCAGGCACCGTGGCGGGGATTATGAAGGCTGCATGATATCTGTTACCAAGACCGTTGGTTTTTTGATTTAGCTATTTGCAATTGAGTTTTATCATCTACAATTGTAAATAGCCATATTTATCGCGCTAAATAGCCATATTTATCGCGCGCGGCATCACCAAGGCTATTCTCGATCTTCGCCGGTTGGGGCGATGCCGCATTGCAGGGTGATGGTTACGGCTCACTGC